CGTCAATACTTCGACGCGCAAGCAGTCAACAGCCGCGAGACGGTGATGGCATTTATGGATCAGATCATGCGGATCGTTGATGCGCGTGGACAGATCGCAGAGTTTAGTTACTACCCCCAACTTTTAGTGATTCGCAAAGGTGAAACATGACCGACAGTAGTTCTATCAGTAGCGAGGTGGACTTTGATTACCTCGCTAACCCGGCAACGGAAACCAACGAGGAAGTCTGGTGCAAGATCAACCCGGAAGGAAAGCTGGAGCATTTCGATTGGAACTTTGTAGAGAAGACAGCGCGAGAGTTTGACGCAGCCGGAGCGGTAGCCCCGAAGAACAACGCGCAGATCATCTGCAAGCTCGCAGTCCTGATCCGTCAGCAGACATTAGAACAGGCAGCGCAGTTACTCTTGAAGTACAAAGATGTATCAGCCGCATCATCAGTCGTGGTTTTGAAAGATCTTTTGGAGGAAGAAGTATGAGCAAGAAGGAAGACAGCGCAGCCTATGGGATGGAATTGCGGGATTACTTTGCAGCAGCAGCTCTTCAGGGGATGCTTTCAGATCCAACATACGACGATAGTGCTGCATCCATGGCTAAAATTGCATATAAATTTGCCGACGCTATGCTGAAAGAGAGAGCAGAAAAGAAATGAGCCGTTTTGTTTTCTTTCACGTTGGGGCGGACATTACCTTCCCGACCAAGATGGTGGCGTCGCTCAAGGCGGTGATGCCGGATGCCGAAGTCATTATGTGTACGGACGACGCTACCCCGAAGGTCGATGGCGTTGATGAGTACAAATACTCCAAAGGCGACCCGGCACAGATTATGTACTGGCGAACCCGCGCATTCGCAGAGGCACGGCTAACAAAGCCTGCTATGTATATCGACACCGACATGCTGTTCGTTTTACCGGTTAACCCGGAAGCAATTCTGGGCGATAAGGAAGTCATCTTCTGCCGCCGCTCATTTGATCGTGATATGGGATTTAACGGAGAGCAGCGAGGCGGAGTGTTCAAGAAGTACCACAACATCCCGCTCGGTACGCTGTACCCCTATCTCGGCTGCGCAACGATCACGAGCAACTACCATGCGTGGAAGTGCATGGCGATTCTGATGGGATTTATGGATCAGAATCTGCGCTCGTGGTACGGGGATCAAGAGGCGCTCAAGGTCTACTCGCACATGCTATATACGCACCTCGTTGGCGAGATGGAGGAGAGCGAATATGCCTGTCTACCGGAGCGTGCTGTTGGGGGACACGTACCCAAGATTCTGCACTTCAAAGGACCCGCTCGTAAGGAGGCATTCCTCAATGCTTAAAGTCTTTATTGGGTGGGACAGCCGCGAAGAGGCAGCGTATGAGGTGTGCAAGAAGTCGCTTGAGCTTCACACTTCAGTCCCGCTCGACATCACCCCCATAAAGCAAAACGATCTGCGCGAGCAGGGTATTTATTGGCGTGGGGTCGATGCGCTCGCGTCTACGGAGTTCAGCCTCACGCGGTTTCTGACTCCACACCTCGCGGGGTACACCGGCTGGGCGGTCTTTGTAGACTGCGATTTTCTTTTCCGGGGGGACATCGCGACTCTGCTTGACTACGCCGACGGGGCAAAAGCGTGCTTCGTGGTACCGCACAATTACCGGCCTACCGAAACGGTCAAAATGAACAACCAAGCGCAACACGTTTACCCCCGAAAGAACTGGTCTAGTTTCATGTTCCTGAACTGTGAGCATGAACAAGTTAAACGCTTAACGCCAGAGATTGTGAACATCGCGACGCCGAGTTATCTTCACCGGTTTGAGTGGTTATCTGACGATGTGATCGGACACTTGCCGATTGCATATAACTACTTAGAAGGTTGGTACACCAAGAACGACTGCCCCAATCCGATAGCAGTACACATGACCCGAGGTGGTCCGTGGTTTCAGGATTGGACTCATGTGGAGTACGGCAAGGAATGGATGGCCGTGGCGTCAACACTATGAACAAGTATCAAAAGACAATTCAGAAGATTGAAACCGCGTTTCAGGCTGCGAAATACGCCGAGGCGATGGATCTCTGCAACTACGCGATCAGCTTATTCCCGAAGGACATCGTAGCGTACCGGGCGAAGGCTCGACTGTTACAGATTCAGCGGGACTTTGCGGGAGCGGAGAAATACTACGATGCCTCCGAAAAGCGCGGCAAGCTGACGGCAGATGATCTTGTGAACCGTGGCATCGTAAAGAGCGAGCAGCAGAAGTATGACGCTGGCATCGAAGACTTCACGGCTGCGATCAAAATCAAACCGGACTATCTACACGCTTATATCCAGCGAGGCGCTGCCAGTTGGGAGATGCGACGGTGGAGTGAGGCGCTTGAGAACTTCCGCAAAGCAAACGAGATTGAACCCAACGACGCCAACGCGCAGTGGATTCTTGGGCTACTGCTACTGCAACAGAACGAGTTCAAAGAAGGCTGGCCGTTGTATGAAACGCGCTGGCGGAGCGACCGGTTCAAGAGCCGCCGTCTCGTAACCCAGAAGCCGCAATGGAGTTTGGAGTCCAAAGCCAAGTCTGTGTTGGTATGGGGCGAGCAGGGCATCGGTGATCAGATCATTTATGGCTCTCTGTTACCCGCTATCCGGCAGCGAACCGATAAGGTCACCGCGATGGTTGACCCGCGCTTGATCAAGATATTTAAGACTTCGATGCCAGATGTGGATTTCGTAGCCAACAGCGATCAAGTGCCGTCTGATTTGCATGAGGAGCAGATTCCGTTCGCGAGCGTGGGTTGGTCGTTCATCAACGAAAAGGACGACATCCAGAAGTATGCAGCGCGGAACTTCTTGCAGGCTGACCCGGAGTTGGTGAAGAAGTACCGCGAGGAAGCAGGACTTGACCCGAACAAACTGACGGTGGGTCTATCGTGGGTGAGCGCAGCCATCAAGATCGGGCCTCATAAGAGCGTCAACCTTAAGCAGCTCCTGCCGATCATGAAGCAGGATGTGAATCTGATTAACCTGCAATACGGCAGCGACAGGAAGGCGGTTGATTACTTTAACCAGCAGCACGGCACGAACATCGTCACGACCTCGGTGGACTTGTACAAAGACATCGACGGTCTCGCTGCGCTGTGTCAGATGTGCGATGTAATCGTCGCGATTAGTAGCTCGACCGTGCATCTGGCCGGGGCGCTGGGACGACCGGTGCTGTTGATGGATGCGAACAAGCTCTGGTACTGGGGTAACAAGGATGGCGACCGTAGCCTGTGGTATCCCAGCATCCGCATCTTCCCGAGGGACAACATGATTGCACCTTGGGATAACGTCATCGAACAAGTTACAAAAGTGGTGGAGGGAATGATCCATGACAATAGATAGAGAATCTCCGCCCGGAGCATGGGCAGAGGAGTTACGAGCCGCCCCTTGGGGCTACGGTCAAAGCCAAGCCAAAAAGGTTGAGGTTGCTTTGAACAACGTCCACAAGGCAGGGCTTTGGGAAGAATACAAAGTGATCCAGATGGAACTGAATATCTTGAAGACTGAGTTGGAGTTATTAAGAAATGGAAGGGGATAAAGATGCAATCCGAGAATACTTGGCGTCTATCGGAAGCCGAGGTGGAAGCGCTGCTTCAGGAGCAAAAAAGCGACGATCTAAGGCGCACTACCAACGCATGGCCAAGCTCAGCCATGCCAAACGAAAGGCCAAACAAAAAGGAACGTCCGATGAGCGATCCGATAAACCCGAACCACTACAAGAAGGGTGAGATTGAGGCTATCGACGCCATCAAGTCTGCCTTGACCGAGGACGAGTGGCGGGGGTTCCTAAAGGGGACGGCGATTGCCTATCTATGGCGGCTTGGCCATAAGGACGCCGTGGAGCAGGATGCCAGTAAGACCCTCTGGTACGTCTCATGGCTTGCAGGAAAAGATCCGAGGGGGTAAGATAGCCCTCGTGCTATCTCTATTCTCCTAGAGACTTGGCCCCGGTGTTGTAGCTCTTGCTCCGCCGGGGCATTTTTTTCACTTCCCTCTGATCTTGTAAACGCGGCGATCCCGGCCCGGACCATCCTTCTTGATGACATCCTCTACGATGTCGCCCGACTCCAAAAGCGTCTGTAGGATTTCGTTTCGATCCCGAGCCTTCATGCCTTGGAGTGATTTGGCGAGCTGGGTGCTGCTGGCTCCAAGTTCCCCTTGCTTGCGAATAAAGTTCAGGACGCGCTTGTGCGAGGCTTCGATTTCGTTCTCGGCCACTTCCCGAACCAGTAAGTCAGCGGTGTAGTTGAACGACCAACGAGCCAAATCATTCGCCATCTTAAAGACTTCAAACGTCACGGTTGGCGAGATAGGATCACGCGCAATGGCTTCGATCATGGCGAGCTTGACCGTGATTTCACCGTAGCGCACCCAGAGAGCATCGTCGCCACGAGATTGCTTTACTTGCCACTCTCGGACGAGCTTGTACTCTTCAAACGCGGCCTCTTCCCAATGCACGATCATGGGTACAACCGGCGAGTTAGGAAGCGATGGCATGTTGGTGAGATTGCCAACACCCGCAGGCACGACGTTGTAAGAGTCCATCATGTCTTTAACGATGTCTTCTGGCGGCGGTGTCATCTGCGGAATCTGCGTGTCCGGGTAATCCTCAAACGGTGGAACCATCAAGATGCGGCTCAGCGTACCGTTATCCACCATGTCGAAGTTCAACGCCGGGATCAGGGTTCTCGGAGTCGTAGTGCCGAAGAAGTTGAAGTTAGGCTGGTTGATGTCGAGGCGAACGCGGTTGGTCGAGTCTGCGTACTCTTGGCCGTGATACATGCCGCTACTGCTGGAGTACACCTCAAGCAATGTCTTGATAATGTCTCGCTGGTGACTCGCTGCGTTCTTGGCAGTCAGGCTTTGAAGATACAAGCCCATTTCATCCAAGTGCGAGATGCGCGATTGGAACTCAAACAGCGTTCGCAAGATAGCAACGCCCGAGCTAAAGCGATCACCGCAGATCAACTGGTGCAATCCTGCCGCAGCCATAAGCTCCTTCACGCGCTGGCGACTGTGATCCTTACCCGCACCGGGCTTAGCCACGGCAATAGCAAACAGGTTGCAGCGTGTATTGAGATGCGCCATAGCGTATCGTCGCCCGAACATAGCCCCGAACATGCAGAGCGTATTCATCAGCGCGAAGGTCGGCTGAGGTTGCTGCGACGTTGAATTGATCCAGCGAACGACTCGCCCTACCAATGACGGGCTAGTAAACCAGTCATTCGGGAAATTTTCCTTGGTGCTCTTCGGTAATCGCTTAGGTTCTTTGAGTCCAGTCAGATCAATCTTAACGGGCTTGATGGGATTCAAATCCAAGTGCGGCGGTGGAAGCCAGCCATTCTTCTGTGCGTGATAGTACAGAGTGCCTGCGCCAATCTTGGAGGGCGGCGACTTGCTGTAATGCTCCCAACGCTGAGTTGTTTCGCTGCTGTTGTACTTGCCAGATGCGCGTGACCACTGGTCGAAGATATGTAGACCCTTAGCTTCCGTAGCGCAGTAAATCGCCATGCCAATGCGGTTCCAATCGTCCCA